TTTGGTCTGCGGCCGGGTCTGTGGCTCAGTCTGTGGCTCGGTCTGCGGCTGGGTCTGCGGCTGGGTCTGCGGCTTGGTTTGCGGCTGAGTCTGCGGCTCGGTTTGCGGCTCGGTCTGCGGCTGGGTCTGCGACTCGGTCTGCGGCTTGGTTTGCGGCTGGGTCTGCGGCTGAGTCTGCGGCTGAGTCTGCGGAGCTCGTGGCATGCATTCTCTGTTGCCCACCAGGGTCAATCGAGCAAAAGCATATCGACTACGCCACCGCCGCCATGGATGTCTGGCGCAGGGGTTACGGACTGGCTGAGGATGTCGATGGCGTCCTCTATGTTTACAGGAGTATCAAATGACCAAGCACACACCGACCACACAGGATATCGAGCGACTGGCCGAGGCGATGCGCGGCTTAGAGGACCCGCCGCCAAGCTACTTGGTGTTGAAAGAGCGCGCCAAATATGCCCTCCTCGCCATCGCCGACGATCCAACGCTAGTCAGCTTCGTACTGCCGACGCGAGTGCAAATAAAAGATGCTTTGGGGTGCCATGCATTCACCGCGATTGGGCGCAATAGCGCGGCTAGCGCTCTCATCACCGCAGAATACGCCCGAGAGGACCCCGATCCGCCGTTTGATCCGATGACAGATCCGATACCGGATGTCGTAGCACGTCTTATCAAGGGCACATCTACAAGGATTGATTTTCTGCGCAACGGGTTGATTTGCGACGGACAGTCCGAGCCGATCACCGACGACGGGCTGGATATGGCCGTGCGCCGCCTGGCCGTCAAGGTGCTGGGAGGTGGGGAGTGAATGGTGAGGTGTTGATGCAAATACTCTGTACCGTGTTCGGTGGGTACATTGCCCTTGCCATCGTCATGGTAGTCATGGAACGGCAACGACGACGCCGCAAGGAGCGTGCATTCCTCATCGCCCGTGACGAACACATACGCAACGTTGACGAGTCGTGGCGCGAACTGAACGAACTGGCGGAGGAGTATTTCAGGAAGAAGGCCAACAATGACCAGTAGGAGCTGGCTTGCCTTTGCAAGCGTCATCTTTGGCCTGATCTTCCTCACCGCTTGTGCAATCGGGTCGCTGTCTGCGTTGGGGTACATGCGCCCGGCGTGGGGTGACGTGGCCATTTTTTGGGGCGCTGGTTCGTTGGTTTTAGTGGCCTGCTGCGTGTTGGCAGCAGTGGACATGTGAATCGAGGGTACACAACCGTGAATAACAAGCGCGTCTACCTGCTGACCGATGAGCAGGTCGCATCACTGCGCCGGAGTGGGGGCATGGGTATCCACGAATCGGACGCAATCGCCGCCTTGCAACAGGATGTGCGCTGCCAGACGTGTCGGTGGTGGGTGCCGTACCGCAAACAGGAACAGTGGGGGATGTGCGAACGAGACGGCTCTGTGGCCCAAACGCTATTGATCGAAGATGGTGAAGAGCACAACCTCGTTGTGACCCGTCGATCTCATGCCTGTAGTCAGTGGGAGCCGAAGGGAGAGAACCATGAAACGAAATAAGATGCGTGTCTTTACAACGAATCTGACAGGAACGCCTGAGTTCTACGCAGCCAAGTCGTTCGACGAACGGACCAAAACGATCAACGGCGTCATGTACGACATTAGCGAGGATGTCAATCGATACCTGAAATCGCACGCCAGGCAGTGTCAGGATTTTGTCTACGAAAACCTGATGATCGCCATTGCCGATCATATCCAAATAGCCAAGGACGATATTGGTCCAAACCTTGTTGATGTGGCCACTGTTATCGACCTGGTAAACGAGGCGTTTCAAATTGAACCACCCGAGGCGACCGACACCATGCGCGACGCACTACCCGATCTGGCCGAAGCGGCGGACGGGCTGAAAGGACTGGGGACACGATGAGAGAACTCGAAGGTATGACAAACGGAGAACTGATCGTTTCGTACCGACAATCATGCACCGACTTGTATTCAGTGCTGATAAACAACGGGAGGCGGGGAGGGTCAGCCGGTGCGGCGAATGAAATAAACGCACTTGGCGAGGACCGTGCTCAACATGAACAAGAACTCCTGCGCCGCCTTGAAAACACCATCCCCGACGGGTGTGTGGCGGTCAGACGGGAAACAGCCGGTGTCAGTCGGGTTGCGGTAAAGGCGAAATTGAAATCTGGGTATGTATCGAATGGATCGGCGCGGTATCAGCGTGCGTATGACGACCTTCGCGCCGCTCTTGAACGAAAGGCAACGAAATGAACAAACCACAAGAAACCTTGAAACCCGCTGACCCATCGCAAGAAACAGCGCCGAATCCTGCGGTGTCCGCGAGGGATAAGGCGGTGGGTGCAATCGCATCGTTTTTGCATGCTTCCGATCCCCGGGCACCGCTAAACCCATCGTCTGTATTCAACTACATGGAGCGTGCGGAAGGTTTTCTGGTAGCCCTTGACTTCGATGGCCTGGTGATCGTCGATCTGTCCGACATCCAGCGCATCATCAGGTGCTGGGGGCCAACGATTGCAACCGCCAAGGATTTCGACCTCCACATCTATGAGCGACTGGAGGCGGCGTGTAAATCTGTGAGAGAATCGAGGGAGGGGACGGAATGACCACCACCGATATGCTGGCCGACGAAGCCAAGGCCAAGGCGCTGCTCTACGCCTATTTTGAGCACCCACTTCCCAAAGACGAACGGTACTTCTTGTGGTCAGAACATGCTCTCCGCCGCCTGCGCGAGGCCGGGTGGGATGTGGTCCGGGTGGAACAGGAGGCGCAGGATGAATGAGGCTGTAACGACGACTCTAACGAAGGGCGTTACAGTGCGTGACACTATCACGAAAGCATGGCGCGTCTGCCAGGCACCCAATGGCTGCACTATCGAAGATGCCGCTTTCGCCGCACGGGCGCGGCGCATATCGCCGTTCAACATCACCGACGGGCCGATCGCTATTGATCGGCGGCGCGATCTCGACGGCCTGACTGAACGGGCTGCGTATCGTGCGGTCTGGCCGTGCAAGGAAGACCCGTGCCCAGGCTGCGATTGTTGCGAGAATGGAGTGTGTCGGGATGCCTCGTAAGTCAACAGGCAAGTACCCACACGATTGGGGTGCAATCGCCACGCGCACCAAGGAGGAAGCGGGGTGGGCATGCGTCCGATGTGGCGTTCCCCATTCCGGCAAGATGGACGGGGACGGGCTCACTGTCCATCACATTGACCTTAATCCGGCGAACTGCGATTGGTGGAATCTGGTGGCACTCTGCCAGCGGTGCCACCTACAGATTCAGCACAAGGTCATCCTCGAGCGTCCGTGGGTTATGGAAGACCACAGCGATTGGTTCAAGCCCTACGTCGCCGGATGGTATGCCAAACGCTACCTGGGCCAATCTCTCTCCCGTGAGGAGACGGTGGCGCGCCTGGACGAGCTGCTGCAACTGGAGCGTCAGGCGGTGTTGCTGTGACTGACACCATCACCCTTACGCTTCCCATGACTCCGGACAGACGGCTCGCCCCCAATCGCAACAATGGCCGCATGCGCTGGACAACCGGCGAGTGGATCAAGGCGGATCGGGATAAGGCAAGATTCAATGCGGGGCATCACATTCTCGATTCTCCTATCTCCGATCCTGTTCAGGTCGCTGTCACGATCTATTGGGGCAAGAGCCTCAAAGCAGGCAAGAAACGCGCCCGTATTGAGCAGGACCGTCGCCTCGACTGGGACTCGGCTACCGCCCTCTGCAAGCCGATGATCGATGGCGCACTGGTCGATACGGGAATCCTGGCCGATGATCGCCAGATCGTATCCGGCACCGTCTGGCAGGATGTTGACCCGAGCGGTGAGGGCTACACCGTAATCACGCTAACCACCATCGCCGGGAGGCAAGCAGCATGACCAACCGCAAGATCGTCAGCACCAGTGACACCCTCGGTGGCCGCTACCGCCTGAACGGCACCAGGGTGCCTATCGCCACCATCCGGGAATGGGGGAGCCGGGAGGATGCTGCCGAGGCCTACCCGCACCTCAACCTGACCGACGGCGAATGGGACATGATCCGGGACTTCGATTGGCCCGAGAAAGGCAAGCCGGTGATCGATAGAATGACCTGTTCGTGTGGTGAGTACCTGAATACCGAAGATCGGATAGATGACGACCCAGGACCGGCCACCTGCGGCACCTGTGGTCGGGTCTGGGAACTGACCTGCGTGAACCGGCCATGACACCTCGATTCATAGGACCAAGGGAAGCGACAGTATTGATTGATTTGCAACGCACCGGCATGTCGGAGACAGAGGCGATGGAAACACCCGTTGCCAGGCGTGCCCGATCCGTGGATGGACTGGATGCACTGAGAGAGAGGTTGAACGCGCCAATGGAGCGATTCTGTAAATGGCTCGCGAACCATCTTCCACAGTGACCCCGCACCGCCTGATCCGCCTGATCGAGAGCATCGTCCCGCGACATGGCGACGGGACCGCACTGGCCATCGCCAAAGGTGCGGTGATTGGGCTGGTGCTCTTCATCCCCATCCTTATCCTTGCCCTTAACTAACCTATGCTAGACTGATAGTGTCCCAAGCCTTTCCATAGCCGTGCCCCGCCGTGTCTGGATTGGTAATCGTGGCACTCACACATCAAACAACAAAAAAAAGAGGACAGCGGGGCGAAAAGATTCTTGCTGCTCTGGCTGAGGGCCTTTCGGTATCAGCTGCATGCAAACGCCAGCGCATTGCCCGGTTCACCTATTACGACTGGCGCAAGAAATATCCCGAGTTCGCAGCAGCAGCTGATGCGGCCATGGAAGCTGGAACCGATCTCCTGGAAGACATCGCACTACAACGGGCCGCTGAATCCTCGGACACCCTCCTGATCTTCCTGATGAAAGCCAGACGGCCGCACCTCTACCGCGAAACAACCAAGATTCAGCACACCGGCACGATTACCCATGCCCACCGGGATATGACCGCGTTCAACGATGATGAGATCGACGCCCTCTCTGCCGTGGCCGAACGGGTCAAGGCGATTGCACCCTGATGGTCATGACGTGGGAGGACCTGGCCGCCGAGATTCAGGCCAATCCTGATGCGTTTATCGACGAGCGGGACCGCAGGCGACTGGCCGCGTTCGCTCGCCGCATGTTCCCCGGCTACCTCACCGCACCGCATATCCAGCAACTGGTCGCCGCGCTCGAATGGGCAGCCGTCACCCCGAACGCCCGCCTGATCGTGACCATGCCACCCCGCCACTCCAAGTCGCTGCACGTCTCCGAACTCTTCCCCGCCTGGTACCTGGGCCGATTCCCGAATAACCGGATCATTGCCGCCAGTCACAGTGCGTCCCTGGCCTACACCTTCAGTCGCCGCGTGCGCAACCTGGTCAACAACGACCGCTACCCGTTCCCCGGTGTGGAGGTCGCCGACGACAAAGGCGCAGTGCAGGCCTGGGATATTCAGGGGACACGGGGTGGGTACCTGTCGGTCGGTGTGGGTGGTTCCCCCACGGGAGTTGGCGGGAACTGTCTCATTGGGGATACCAACATTTTGACATATAATGGATACGTATCACTTTCGCGCCTTGTCCATACGGGCGGGTTGGTACTTGGTATCGATCATGAAACATCAATGCCTGTGTGGCGACCAATTGAGGCCACCCGCATTGTTGGACCAAAGGGTATCTATGAACTCATCACGAAATCAGGCCGTCGTATCCGAGGTACGGGGGAGCACCTCGTTTTTGTCGAGGGAAGTGGATACCGGCCGCTTTCGCAGCTTGAGCGGGGGGATGTACTCGTTGGAGTGCGACCAGTGCGGAGCCACATTCCAGCGGCGAAGATTCGAAATTCTGAAAGCCGCGAGGCGGGGCGGGGCCGAATACCTGTTTTGCTCAAAGAGATGTGCCTTGACGCATCGCAATCAGAGGGGGCGCGTCAAGTTCTGCATGGTATGCCAAGGACCAATTCCGCGAAGTCGGGCGAAGTATTGCTCCGACCCCTGCGAGATCGTGGGGGCAGAGCGGCGAAGGTTGGCAAAATTGAAACCATGCCCGATGTGCGATACGCCGTTTCTCCCGAAGTCACATTTGACAACATATTGCTCCAAGAGTTGCGCCGATGCGGCACACTCGGAACGGATGCGCGGCAAACGAAACGGGAACTACAAAGACGGAATGAGTTATTCCAAGTGGTTTCGGTCAATGCGACCATTGATTCTGGAACGCGATCATTTACGTTGCGTCGCGTGCGGGAAGCAGGACGCTACAGTGACATTCGAGCGTTCCGGGATGAGTGCACATCGTTCGGTGCTTCAGATTCACCATATCAATCAGGACCGGTCGGACAATGCGCCGGGGAATCTGATAACACTCTGCAAGACGTGTCATGGCAAGCACCACAAATTGAGCGAGACACCGTGGCCGTGGTTAGAGACCTACGCGAAAGCCGCGAGTGTGTCTATGACATCCAAGTGGCGGGATGCCGTAATTTCTTTGCAGACGGCATACTCGTCCATAACTGCATAATAATCGACGACCCCCTGCGCAGCTCTGCGGACGCGGAAAGCGAAACGATCCGGGAGGGCCAGATCGAGTGGTATCAGGGCACGATCCGTACCCGCCTGGAACCGGGCGGGTCCATTGTCCTGACCGCTACCCGCTGGCACGATGCGGACCTCACCGGCTGGCTCCTGGACCAGCAGGCCAAAGGTGGCGAGCAATGGCGGCACCTGCACTTTCCGGCCCTTGACGACGATAACCAACCATTGTGGCCGGAGCATTGGCCGCTGGCCCAGCTGGAGCGAATCAAGGCGTCGGTTGGCTCCCGTGCATGGCAGGCGCAGTACCAGGGCGATCCACAGCCGTTGGACGGGGGCATGCTCAAGCGCCATTGGTGGCAACGCTACCGGGCGTTCCCGGAGCATGTGAGCAGTGCCATTATCACCGTGGATAGTGCCTTCAAGACTGGTGTGGCGGCTGATTACTCGGTGGCCGCACTGTGGGGCATGGTTGGCACCGATGCCTATCTGCTCAATGTCTGGCGCAACCGGGTCGAGTTCCCGGATCTGCTGCGCATGGGCTACACCGCGCACACCTGGGCCAGTGAGCGTTTGCCGCACGTGCGATCGATTCCGCTGGTCGTGGAAGACAAGGCGTCCGGGCAGTCGGCAATCCAGCAGTGGAAGGCGGACCGCACGATCCCGGTCATTCCCTATCCGATCCCGGCCGGGGTGAGCAAGGAATCGCGGGTTGACGCGATCAGTTCGTATGTGGAGGCGGGCAAGGCGTACATCCCTGACGAAACACTGGGCGGCTGGCCGTTCGATGTGGAGGCATGGTTGCATGAGCACGACCGCTTTCCGTTCAGCGATCACGATGACCAGGTGGACTCCACGGCTATGGCCTTGGATCGGTTGTTGGCACCCAATGCCGATGGCTATTTCGAGCCGGTGCCGGACGGGTACCTCGATACATTCTCACGACTGGGGATTGGCTAATGGATTGGCACGCAGCCTGGCAGATCATTGTCGGTGCCGGGATTGATACCGCTGGCAAGGCATTTGGCCTGTTGATTGCCACATGGCTGGCATTGGCCGTCGTGATTGGCACCGCCGTACTTGCAAACCGAATCCTTGAGGTGGTGACATGAGTTTCTTTACCCGCTGGCAATCGATTGGGCAGGCCGCAACCCGATCCGCTGTGGCCGTCAACGAACAACAGACTGATATGAGCCGCGCTGGCACCTATGCCCTGCTGGGTAGCCTGTATGCCAGCGAACTGACATCGCTTTCGGTTCCGGGTCTGGATGTGTTGCCGGTCTATAACCCGACTCGCCGGGTGGTGGACTGGTATGCCGGTCGCTGCTATTCCGATGTGTGGACAGACGATGGCTTGCCGTTACCCGATGGCACCCCGTCTACCGTGCCGTTCACTGCCGATACCGATGAACGGGTGCGACAGGCGGCAATGGCTGCGCTGAGTTGGTCCAACTGGCACCGGTTGCGCTATGTCTACGTCCGCCATGGGGGAACGTTCGGTGATGTCTTCCTGAAACCGACGCTCGATATTGACGCGGGCAAGGTCTATGTGAAGGTGTTCGAGCCGAAGTACGTGACCGATCTGACCTTCAATCAGCGCGGCGATGTGATCGGGTTCATGATCGAGTTCCCGGTCGTGGGTGATGATCACAACCGCACCCGGTACCAGTACGGCGAGCGGTGGGACAAGGAAACGATCACCACCTACCGCAATGGCACCCCGGCCAGTTATCACGGGCAACCCGCCGAGCAGCCGAATCCGTTCGGGTTTGTGCCTGCGGTCTGGGTCAACCATCGTCACATCGGTGGGGTGCACGGTGCCCCGGCTGTTGACGGCGTGATCCCCAAGATTCAGGAACTGAACATGATCGTGGATAGCGCGCACCGCTTTATCGAGCGCCTGAACCGGCAACCGATCTGGATTGCGTCTGCGGGCAAGTTCGGTGACGCAGTGGGTGGGGTGACCGTGGTTGATACGGAGGCCGGTGAGCGGCAACGGCGCTACAGCGTGGGCACCATCAAAGGACCAGCTGATATGCGGGTCGGCTCCATGTTGCAGGATATGGGGCTGGGACCTGGACTTGCCTATATTCAGTCGCTGTTGGCAGAGATCGAAAAGGACCTGCCGGAGACCACAGTAGACGAACAACTGCGCAACATGACGCAGGTAACAGGTCCTGGTGCCGCCCGGATCATGGGCGACGTGGCATTCCGGCTGTACGAGGCTGAGAGCAACTACGACGCCGGGTTGATTGATGCCGCCCAGATGATGATCAGCATGGGCGCGTTTGCGGTGCGTTCTGGCCTATGGGGACCGTCCGGAAAACTCACCGAGGCCCAGCGCTTGTTCGGGGCCTTTGACCTGAGTAGTTACGACAAGGGTGATCTTGCCATCAGTTTCCACCAGCGACCGCTGATCACCGAAACGGCCATGGAACGGGTCGGAGAGGCGCTGGCCCGTGAAAGCGTGAAGACGCCACAAGGCCTGCGTGAGGTCGGCTATGACGATACCCAGATTTACGGTGACGGCAATGTTCCGGGCGTGATACCGGGCCTGCTGGAAGAGCGACAGGGCCAAACCGTGACCGCTGGTTCGCTCTTTGGTAACCTGCTCAACGCTGGTGCGGTCTAGTGGCCAGTGCCTATGAGCAGGCGGTCACCAGGTTTCGGGATCGCTTGCTGCGGGTTGACGCCACGGCCATGCAGGCAGTGACCGACGCCTATGCCCCGATCCGCACCGACCTCCTGAAACAGATTGCGGATCTGGAAAAGGTGTTGCCGGACGCGCAGACGGCGAGTGATCTGTACAAACTCAAGCGGTACAAGAGCCTGATTGCGCAGATCGAAAAGCAGACCGCGCAACTGGCCAGCGACGCCGGGGCGGTCATCCGGGACGGTCAGGCCAGTCTGGTATCGATTGCGCAGGACGAAGTCAAGTCACTGGCCACTGTGCAGGCCGGTCAGGCGAGTGCGCAACTGGCGGTCAATGTCTCCGAGAGTTGGACCATGCTCAACCACAATGCCCTGGTTGACCTGGTTGGGCGGTTGAGCGATGGTAGCCCGTTGCGGGACTACCTGGACGCGCTGCCTGAGGGATACGGTTCGGTTATCTCCGACGAACTGGTCAAGGGTATTGCTTTGGGCAAGCACCCACG